TTCTTCTCCATTCTCTAATACATTTTGTTCTACATTTCCTAATATATTTTCTTCTCCATTCTCTAATACATTTTGTTCTACATTTCCTAATATATTTTCTTCTCCATTCTCTAATACATTTTGTTCTTCAATATCTAATATATTTTCTTCTCCATTCTCTAATACATTTTGTTCTACATTTCCTAATATATTTTCTTCTCCATTCTCTAATACATTTTGTTCTACATTTCCTAATATATTTTCTTCTCCATTCTCTAATACATTTTGTTCTACATTTCCTAATATATTTTGTTCTTCAATATCTAATACATTTTGTTCTACATTTCCTAATATATTTTGTTCTTCAATATCTAATATATTTTCTTCTACATATTTATCCTCGTGATTATATACTATGTAATCATCATGATACGTGTAAATACTATTTTCATATTTTACATCATGATAGTTTTTACAGTAAATATAAGTATCACTATTTTTTTCATTATAATTAAAATCTATCTTTTCATTTTTAACCTCTTCTTTTTGCTGATTTATTTCTTGTTTTAAATGTTTTGTTTCTATTTTTTTATAAAGTTTGCTTATTTCATTTTCATAATTAGGTTTTTCTGAAGAAATATTAATTTTATTTTTGATTTTAAAAGAAAGAACATCATGTTTATCATTTTCTATTTTTAGAGAATTTTTATTTTCATTATCATTTATTTTACTTTCATTCATAGTTGTATTAAGTAATTTATCTGCTTCAATTTGAGCTTTTGATAAAGCAATAGAATTAGCAAGTTTTTTAGCAATAGAAAAAGCATCAATATATGATACAGTTGATGTTGCTGAGGCGCTTGCTGTTGCGGTTACTTTTTCACCATGAATTGTATAAACCTCAGCATAACCATTATATTCAGCACTATAAACAATTTCATTATTTTTTTTAAATCTTGGCATAATAATATATATTATAAAAAATAAATTATTATTTGACTTATAATTCAAAATATTTGTTTTTTATATATTTAAGCTTTTACACCCTTGAAGATTTAAAATGGCACGCTTAATATAATATAATTTTTATCTATTTATTATATGAAACATAAAAGCCCTGATTATAAATTGTCTGCCGTTAATTATTACTTAAATCATGAAGTCGGTTATGACAATACTTGTAAAATTTTTGATTGTAAAAAATCCTCACTAAAAAGATGGATACATAAATACAAAACTTCCAAAAATCTTACAAGAAAAAACCGAAAACCTGTATCTTATAAAATTACTAAACCACAAGTAAATACTGCGTTAGAATTATTGAAACAAAACGAACAACTTACTATGAATGAATTAGCTATTGATATAAAAAAGAAGTATCCATCGTTTGATATTACACCTCAACATTTAGGACAAGTAATAAGAGATAATAACAAAACAAGAAAAAGAACAAGACACGAACACTTTCCAAAAGAACGATATAAGAAACCAATTGAGAAAGAAAATGAAATGAATAAATTTTTTACCGAAGTTCGTAAATTTCCTATCAACAAAATTATTTGTTTGGATGAAACAAGTGTTGGTTCTGCCTTGAAACCAACTTATAGTCGTTGTAATTTGGGTAAGCGTTGTATTATAAAAACATCAAATCAATTTGTATTTCGTAAATTTACTTTATTAGTAGCAATAAGTAATATAAAATGTGTTGGAAAAGAATTATATGAAAAGGGAGGTATGATAAAAGAAAGATTATTAGAGTTTTTAGAAAAACACATATTTCCAAACTATAAAGATCATCTTATTATTTTAGATAATGCTGGAAGTCATAATAACGAATTAATAAAAAATGCTATAACTAAAAGTGGTAATACATATTTATTTGCTGTTCCATATACACCTCGTAGTAATTTACCAATTGAAGCATATTTTAACCAAATAAAAACTTACATGAAAAAAGATAGGAATGTTGGAAATTATCAACAATTAGAAAATAATGTAGATAAAGCTATTGAAAAAGTTAAAAAGGAAAACTATAAAAATTATTTTGAATATGCTTATAATTTGAAAGAAGGTTATGAATTAAAAAGGAAACCATCAACAAGAAGAAGAAAATTAAAAATTTATAAATAATATACTTAAAATTTATTTATTAGTTTAAGTATATTGTAATGCGTCTTAAAAGTGAATTGTATAAAAAAGAACAGGAAGAAATTGTTGATAAGATTATAAAAATATTGGATTTAGAAAATAATAATATAATTAATTTATGTGATTTAGATATTGAATATGATAAACAAAAACAAATAATGGAACTTATACCTGAAATAAGAAAATATTATAGTTTTAATGGAATTAAAGCTGTTGGAGAACCGAGTAAAATTAAAAGACCTTGGTTGTCAATAATAAAGCATTTGACAAAAGAAAAATATAATTTAGAAAGTAAAGAATATAGATTTTTTAATGAAAAAGAAAATAAATATTTAAGAACTCAAAAATATATTTTTACAAAATTAATATAATTCTTCATTAATAGACCATATAACAAAACATAAACGTTTTTCTCTATTGTCAATAAATAGTTGCCAATTATTTTTGTCTTTGTATTTTTCTACCAAATCTACGCTGTATGGAGTATTAGTAATGCTGGCATTAACTACATCTGTAATATGCTTTTTATATGAACTATTAGTATTAGGTTGTGATATTTGAGCACAAACAACGTCTGGATTATTTATAAAATTAAATAATTTTGTATAAGTTTCGTTATTATTTAATATAGACAACACATATTCTATTTTTTCTTTTCTTTTGTTTGTTGTAAATATTATATCAGTTTCATTTAATCCATGTATAATAATTGGAATACGTTTATTTGTTGTATCTAACTGACTTATGGTTTCTAAATTTTGAATATGTTTTGGATTTACAAATAATTTTTTTGAACCTGTTGTGCTATATTTTATTTTTCCAAAAGGATTTTTATAGAATTCTTCATATTCATTTATAGCATCTATTGATGTTCTATGAGGTCCAGTTTTATGTCCGTTTAATATTTCTTGTTTCCAATAACCACTCATTCTACCAGGCAATCCTTGAACTTGAACGTTTGTATCGTATTTTTTAACATATCTTTCATGCGTAGCACCTATTTTCTTTTTCCATTCATTCGGTATTAAATTAGCACGACGATAAAATCCTTTAACAGCTATGACTAAATGGTTTGAAATATTGTTAAATATATCTGATAATTCTTCATAGCTTATTCTATCGTCCGATGTATGATTTTTAAAATCTATATTATTTCTTATACAAGCATTAAATATGAAATCTTTATTTTTTTCATCAGTTCTAACAATATGAACTCTATAATCTAACCCATAATTTTGTAAAATATCTTCCTGAACCCATTTTTCAGCCGTTTCATCATCATTAATTGGATAATATTCTTGAATAATGCCAAGTTCTAAAAACTCTTTATGTCCTATATAAATATCTGGTATAGTCATATAGTGCGTATAATGTTTATTTCCCCATTTGTATAAATCTCGCAACTCATTTATCATCGTAGCAGAAACAAATACAAACCGAATATTATTTTCTTCCATATATTTCATATCTAATATACCACTTTCCTTCAATATTAGATGTAATTTTTGATCCTCTTTATCACCACTATCAATTTCATCATTTATTATTATAGCGTTTTTTATATTTCTCAATTTAGTTTTTAATCTTTGTAATTTACCATGATGATATACATTGTCTTTGAAACATGATGGTATTTTATCTTTCATATCATCCTCCCAAGATATATTACTCATCGCAGTAATAAAGAATATATTATTTCTATGTAGAACAAATTTGTTATCAGGATGAGTAGTCATATTTTTTGCTATTTCAATCATAAGACCATCCATACCTACTTTTGTTCTCTTTACAATACTAATAACTCTTATAGGTGTTTCGTAAAATTTATTACATATTATGGTAGCATCTTCTTTTTGATTAGGAAATATATATTCACTACTGGCTTTTACATCACCAGTAATAAATAATTCCTTATTTTTTTTTGTAGCACTCTGATAATCATTTAATACAATTTCTCTATTCAAATCAAGTATTGAATGTTCCATTTTAATTTATTTATTATAAATATAATTTATAATTTTTAATTCAATTTTTTTAATAATTATTAATTTATTGGAAAACTACTTAAAATAAAATCTTTAGGAATATTATAAGGGATGGAAAAAGAAGTAAATCCGCCAACCGACTTTTTCAAAGGAATTAAAACATCCTTAAAAAGTGTCTTGAAACATCCTGACATTAACTTACCAAAAATTACAAATGCGGTTATAAAGTGTAATAAAATCGTTATTCAAACTATGATGTTTATGAAACTTTTTTTATTGGATCATTATGATAAGCATAATACTCTACCTGTTATAAATGATGAGTTTATTAATTCATGTATGAAAATATTATGTAATGAAAAATCATCTGGACGACCACCAAAAAAAGAAATTAAAGAATTAAAAGATAATTTAACAGCTTTTTACAAAACAGATTTTCAATCACTTATTCAAAATGAAAATTTAGATTATACACATATGAATACTATTTTAGATTATCTAACTATTGATATTTTAACTATGTATGAGAACAATATTAAATTACATTATATAGAGTATGTTGAAAGATATGTGAATGTAGTTTGGAAAAAGAAATTTATTGTAAGTAAAATAAGAAAACTTAACATTACACAAAAAGCAAAGGAACAAAGAGTAAATAATTTATGTAATCAACTACGCAAAATCAAAACAGATTTATTGAATATAGAAAATATTAATTATAAATCTCATTCCATGTATCACAAATGGATTAACCAACAAAAACAATTTATTACGCCAAATAAAGAAAGTTATAAAAAGAATAATATTGTTTATGACTTAATGTGTAGTCCATTTGATTATTTTGGTTGTATGATTTTTATGATGAAACAAATTGAAAAGGAAGAACAAACTATTTATAATGTATTTCCTATGAGAAGTGAAGTTATACCGAAACATATAAGATTAGATACAACCACATTAGTTCATTTACTTATGACAAAGAAACAAGGAAATAAAAGTGATTTTTTAACAAAAGGGAATTTGAAACGCAAAGAAGATAAAATATGGGAGTTCTTTTTTAGAACCGAAAGAAAAATGTTTCATAAAAAATATTATGAATTTCATCATATGATAGAAACAGATGGAGTAAGTTGTTCTTTGTTATTATTGCGTAAAGATTTAATTGGTAAGAAATTACCTATGATGAAAAAAGGTTTATCAACTGAAACATATATTGATGAATTAGATGATTATTCTTCTTTACAAAATAAAAAAATAGTGGCGATTGATCCTGGAAAATGTGATTTAATTTATTGTGTTGATAATTCAAATAAAGAAGCAAATACATTTAGATATTCACAAGACCAACGCAAAAAAGAAACAAAGAAAAAGAAGTATTCAAAAATTCAATTGGAATTGAAAAAGGAAAAAATACATGGCAAAACAATTATAGAATGGGAAACTGAATTATCCAAATTAAATAGAAAATCACTTAACATAACAAAATTTAAGGAATATATCCAAAAGAAGAGTGAAATAAACGGAATTTTATTTAGCTTTTATGAAAAATACATTTTTAGAAAATTACGCTTACAAAGTTATAGAAACACAAAAAGAAGCGAACAAAAAATGTTAAATAACTTCAAACGCATATTTGGAAATGAAAAAGATGTAATTGTTTGTTTTGGTGATTACGAACAGAAAAAACAAATGAAATATAAAGAAGCAACCAAAGGAAAAGGTATAAGAACCTTATTTAGAAAAGCAGGATTTCAAACTTATTTGGTTGATGAATTTAGAACAAGTTGTATGTGTTCCAAATGTGAAATAGGTATTTGTAAAAAGACGATGGTTAGGGAAAATCCAAAACCATACAGAACTGGAAACATTATCGTCCATGGGCTGATTTGTTGTAAGAACGGATGCGGTTATTGGAATAGAGATGTTAATGGATCTACAAATATTTATAAAATTGCTTATAATGCGATAAATAATAAAGAAAGACCAAATTATTTATCCAGAAGCAAGAATTTATCAGGTAGTTTAGACGAACTACCAAAACCAAAATTTACACGCTGTGTGAATGGCAAACCTTTTTGAATTTTTTTGGCATTAAGCGTGCCATTTTAAATCTTCAAGGGTGTAAATTGTTAAAGATAAATTACTTATTGAAGTATCATAATATCTACCAGTATTAATAGTTAACGTTTGTGTTAGATTTATTTAGTTGTGTTTTCATAATTTTTACTTTTTTGTTAATATATGTTCCACAAGGCCCACAATGATCTTCATTAGCTAAATCTATTTTATTATTTATTTTTTTATTACATGATTCCATATTCCATCTGCCTAAAATGGGTTTTTTAATTTCATTTTTAGCAAGTATATTTTTAATAAACAATATAATATTTTTCATTAAATAGTATATTATATTGTATTTAAACCTGTTTTTTATATAATTTATACCCTTGAAGATTTTAAATATGTTTTTGGATAATTTTAAGTAGCATATAATAAGCCAGCGTTTCCACCAACAAATATTACCATATTTACTCTTTCTTCGATCAAGTATAAATTGTAGTTATATTCATAAATTCTCCATGTTGGTTTATTGATGCCTACAATATCTCCTGTATTTGGATCACAAATAGTTAATACTTGTGCGTAAGGATCCGCTGGAGGTGAGATCGTTGTAAATTCTAATTGAATATTTGTGAATCTACTCATATTCATAGCTCCAGATGGTTGTACTTTAAATGGGTCTGTATCCAAACAAAAATTATAGCAATAAAGCCCTGGAGGTGCGAATCCAGCGGTTCTTACATATTTCTCAACAAAATTATAAACTCCAGCAGGCAATATATTCTCTCTATATTGGCCGTCCAAAAGAATTCCTAATGCGATTAAAATGTATTGGATATTTTGTGGATTGTAGACACCTGTTATATATAAACCGGATAATGTACCATTTGGTTCTAATCCTGGTCCTATTGTAACAGGTCCTGCTGGGTCTGGGTTCGGATAGATACCGTTTGTTGGAGCAGGACTAACATCTTGTGGCATATATTCATAAGGCCAGTTGGAATAATTTGACCATTGATTTCTCAAATTTACATCACTTCTTTGAAAATAAAACATCCAGCTTATTACCATACCAAGTGAATCTAAATCTACTTTATTTTGACCAGTAATATTGAAAAAAGCCTTTTCGTAAACTTGTTTAAATAAATATTTTTGTTCATTTTTTGCGAATATAGTAGATTCATCATCCGAGAGAAAACAATAAGTACAATTTAAATTAATATCAGCGAACCAATTAGTTCTTGTATCTACATAAGATGTAGGTCCGATTTCTTCATCAGGTGGCGTCTGTAAAAATCTGTAAAATTGCATATAAAATTGATTAAAATTAGGTGCTACAACAGGATAATTATTTGTGTAATCGACTACGTCACGAATTGTAAACCATTCGTTGATTGGTCGAAATGAGACATTAATAGATAATTCATTATATTGAAGAGCAACTAATGGAAATGCTTGTGTTGATAAAAGGTTAAACCATGACCCGAGTGGAATCCATAATGTCTTACCCATAATAGATGGTTGAGCACCAGCAGGACTTGTTGTAAAATAAGCATTTGGATATGCGTTGACACGTGGTCCAGCATTAGCAGGATCAACTAATTCAGGAACATTTCCAATCATTTCATAAAAAAGTTCTAATTTTCTGGCACTAAAATCTCTTTGTGCAGATGCCAATATATATTGACCCGAATATTGCTGTAATTGTTGGTTACCACAATTTATGGTAATACGGCTAATAATTTGCGCACCTAAATGCTTAATCCATTGAAATTCATAGGGTGCCCAATTTGTATACCCGGTTGTTCCATCAGGATTAGTGTATTCCTGTGGAGGTAATATTGGGCTCCATATATTTGGTAATGTGACGCAAATATAGCAGTCCATAAGAAGGTCAGCATATCTTTTGACCTTAAATGTAAAAGTGCTCTCTGCTGTTAAATTTAGTTGTGGTGTCCCTTCATAATCAAGTCTAAATTTTTGAAGACCATAATTAGTATATTTTTTATAAGTACATTTAAAAAATGTTTTTGAAGGATTACCGTTTAAAATTACATTTGCGCTTGATTGAGATACAAGCTGCATTAATCCACCAGCCATGTTATGTATAATATATATATAGTTTTTAATTCTTTATTTCATCATAATATTTATTTCATCATAATATAATTTTTATAATATATTTCTAAAATATAAAAATAATATATTATATTAGTAATGTCAATTAATTCACCAACAGATTATTTAAGCGCTATAAGAAAAATGGACGAAAATTTCCAGTCATATATGATAATGGCATTCACATTCATAATTTTGATTATTTTCGTAGGTTATATGATTTACCTAAGTAGACTTCAAAATAATGAATGTAATTATATGAATAATTTATACTCCAGCATTGACGGAAATATAAGACCCATTACTTCTGGAGATCCAGATTGTAGTGGTAACCTATTTGATTATTATATTAAAACAGCGTATAATGCTTGTTCAGGTGGTAATTATAAGAATGATTTTGTGAATACTTGTAATTTAAAAGCAGTTATTAAACAAGGTGTTAGATGTTTAGATTTTGAGATTTATTCTATTGATAATTCACCGGTTGTTGCTACAAGTACTTCAGATAACTATTATGTAAAGGAGACTTTTAATTACGTGGATTTTGGCTCTGTTATGGATACAATAGTTAATTATGCTTTTTCAGGTGGAACTTGTCCAAATCCAACAGACCCTATATTAATTCATTTAAGATGTATGAGTAATAACCAAGAAATGTATACAAATTTAGCCAATATATTCGCTTCATATAATAGTTATATGTTAGGTCCAGACTATAGTTTTGAAAGTGAGGGTATTAATTTAGGAAACACTTCGTTGTTATCGCTTCAAAACAAAATAATACTCATAATTGATAGGAGCAATACTGCCTTTTTGGAAAATGAGAATTTATTAGAATATGTTAATATTACAAGTAATTCTGTATTCATGAGATTATACGATTACTATAATGTAAAAAATAATCCAGATATTAATGAGTTAACCTATTATAATAAGACAGGTATGACAATTGTTTTACCAGATGGAGGTTCAAGTCCATCTAATCCAAGTGGTATGGTTTGTCGAGCGAGCGGTTGTCAAATGGTGGCAATGAGATACCAATTAGTAGATAATTTCCTTATGGAGAATGCTCTGTTTTTTGATGAAGGTGGATATG